CGTCTCGTGGGCTACTCGATCCTGTGATACGAAGGTTGTGTACCTTGCCTGGACGTTGGCCCGAAGGCAAAGGTCCCGCAGCAAAGCAAGGGCGGTGGCGTCGGCTCCCATGGGGCTTTCACTCTGAGGGGATGAAGGGTATGTCAACCACCAGGTGTCGCGCAGAAGATCTGTAGTGCCATAAATTCGGTCAGCCATTAGTGTTACCTTCCCAGAGCACCGCTCATGCAGCGCGTCTGAGGAGTAATACCCTTGGAACTTCCTCCTACCCATTTTCTCAAACCGGCAACGGGTGCCGGTACCACCGGCAAATCCTGCATCGTAAATCCACTTTTCTTACGCAAGTTGCCGGTGGCACCGGCAAATCCCGCATCGTAAATAGACTTTGCTTACGCCAGTTGCCGGTATCACCGGCAAATCCTGCAAGAATTTGGCACCAGTTGCCGACTATCAGAGTCCTATCAGAGTTAAATCAGAGTCTTAAGGTAGTCGTATCAGAGTTCTTATCAATCAATCAGCAGAACGATAACGTGTCTGATCTGATGGGCGTACAAACGCCCGGATTTAGATACCTGATAAGGGCAAAGGCAAGAGCAAAGGCAAGAGCAAGGGCAAAGGCAAGAGCAAAGGCAAGAGCAAGGGCAAAGGCAAGAGCAAAGGCAAAGGCAAGAGCAAAGGCAAAGGCAAAAGCAAGGGCAACAACAACAACGTCAACCTGCTCGCTTCGCTTCGCAGGCCGACTCCTAGCCTGGGCAAATCTCTGTTGACTCCCTCGAAGAGAAAGACTACCCCCAGCCCCCGGCCCGCGCCGCGATCGGCCCCGCCTGCTTTCGCCTTATCCACGACTACGGGTATGGGCTACCCTGTTCATCGTCGACGCCTCCACGATCCTGCTGGGAAGATGGCTGTCCAGCGCGAGTTTTAACTTGAGGCGCGGACAGTCTGTTCACCGAAAACACAGTTAAAACGAAGGGCCGGACTTCCCCTCCTCTACATAGAGGTGCTCGATGGTTCCAATCGTCCCGTTCCCCGCTTCCCCCTCAAACCCGCCGCAGCCCGTCCCATCCCCCGACACCCTGCTCGAAAAACTCGACGCTCTCACCCAGGAACGCAACGCGACGATCCTTGAACTCGCCTACTCAATTCTGGCTCGGGCCTCGATAACGAGGCTGACCGACATTGAGGCGATCAAACAGCAGGTAGCTCAGGAGTTCATCCATCACACCCCATCATCCGAGGCGATCGCTGCCCGAGTGCGCGGACTGGCCAGCTTGTTCCTTTACGAAGGGGCACGCCAATGAGCCGCAAGCAGAAGACGCCCCGGACCCCGCCGCGCTCATGGCGCGACATCCCTGACTCGGCGCACGCCAACCCCCTACGTTCATGGCCGTCCCCTGAGTCCCTGCACCCAGGCGAAGAGACGATGATCGCCGCCATCTTCGGTGACGAGTCAGCGAGGGCGATCATCACGAGCTATCGCCAGCCGGTCATCGCCACCGTTACTCAGGAGGCGCTCGAATGCTGACACCGATCCGAAAGATAAAAATCAGGCACAGCAAAGGGCCGAGCGGCGGATGGCGTCTGGTTCTCGACGGCGACCCTAAGCGGGACAAGTATCTCTATGATTCGTTCGAGAAAGCTCTCAAATCGGCGATCTTCAGGCTGAGGCGAAGAGCGGTCGAGAACCTCTTCGACGACCTGATGAACCACACGCCGAAGGGAGAATACGTTGGGCTGAGGGCTACCCATGTCCACGGCGCTGATCTCCGCCTCAAGCGCCAGAACATCGCGCTCCAAGGAAAGAAGCTACACCTCCGCCTCGGTATCGAGATCGAAGATGACGGTGGCGACGGTCATATCTTCTACGTTCGCCTGCTCGGAGGGAAACGATGAACGACCTCGACGCCCGACCAACCGATTGCAGCACAGAGATCACACCTTTGGCCGACACAGTCCTCCTCACATGCCGTCGAGTCGCCATCCTCGAAGCTCGCCGCCGTGGCCTCTCGCACGAGGACGCCGAGGACGTGGCGAGCGAAACCGTCATCTCTCTGCTGATTGCGGTGGAGGAGGGCAAAGAGATCGAGAACGAGGGCGGCTGGCCTCGCGTCGCTGCTGCCCGGATCATCCTCAATCGACACCGCAATGCCCATCGAGGTAAACGCGGCGGAGGCGATCTATCGTCGCTCGATGAACTTGTTGAGGCAGGCTTCGAAGTATGAAAAAGGCGTTTGGGTACATACATAGTAGAGGGCATTGAACCGGTCGCCTCACGACGGCGGGTTTGCAGCGTCAGCCTCGACGTTCCCCGTCGTCACCCTCGCCAGACTATTTAGGAGCCCACATGAGCAACGTTTTCGAACACATCGGGCACGATGTGAAGGTCGCCGCAGAGGACGTGGCGCACGCCGCCGCCGATGTGGCTGAGTTCCTTCCCAAGGCATCCTCTGTCATCGCCACCGCCATCAAGGACGAGCCAGAGGTAAAGGCCCTGATCCTCGACCTAGTTAAGCAGGCATCGGGAGTCATCGCGTCCGGCACCGCAGCAGTAACGGATAAGGGCATCAACCTCACCGCCGACGCATCGGTGCTCGCCTCTGCTGAAGCATTCTTCGGCTGGCTGAAGGCGACCTTCGTCCCCACCGTGGAAGCGATCTACAACGAAGCGAAGACAGACGTATAGGTGCCCCAGAAGGCCAAGCGACCGTGCAGGCATCCATACTGTCCAGCGCTCAGCGACGACGGATACTGTGACGCTCACAAGCAAGCAGCCGCCACAGAATATGAACGACGGCGCGGCTCAAGTAGTGAACGAGGCTACGACGCCGCCCATAGAAGGCTGCGGTCTCGTGTCCTTCGCGAACAGTCGTATCTCTGTCAACGCTGCCTCGATCTTCACCAGAGACCTACCGTAGCGACCGATCTTCACCACATTCTCAAGATTGCTACTCATCCTCATCTTCGGCTCGAACGATCCAATGTGGTCGGTCTCTGCTCTCAGTGCCATGACGCGATGGAGAAGGAATCGACTTAGCCCGAGAGGTTACTTGGCCTGAGAGGGGTATGGGGTGTAAATCCTTTCATTTCAACAGCATCGGAGACCCTCAACCGGTCGTTTACACGCGACCGCGAAATGAAGTCTGGGGTTAGAAAACATTGAATGAAGATCTCTGACCTCAAGCCCGATAACCTCAACGCGAATCTCGGCACCAAGCGCGGACGCAAAGCCGTCGAGACGAGCCTCACTCGCTACGGTGCTGGCCGATCCATCCTTGTCGATAAGGCTGGCCGCGTTATCGCCGGGAACAAGACCATTGCGTCCGCAGCCGCAGCGGGCATCGAGGAGGTGATCCTTGTCGCTTCGGATGGACGGTCGCTCATCGCTGTTCAGCGCACGGACCTCGATCTCGATTCACCTCAAGGTCGCGCTTTAGCCATCGCTGACAACCGATCCGCCGAACTCGGCCTCGAATGGGACCCGGATGTTCTCGGCCAGCTTGCAACAGACCTCGACCTCAAGCCCTTTTTCACCGATGAAGAACTGGCCAAGATTGTGCCGCGTTCACTTACAGAAGTCATCGGCGACGAAGATGATGCACCAGAGCCTCCCGCTGAACCGGTGACCAAACCCGGCGACCTCTACATCCTCGGCGACCATCGCCTTCTGTGCGGTGACGCAACCTCGCCCACTGATGTAGCCACTCTCCTTGATGGCGTTCTCCCGGCGATGGCATTCACCGATCCCCCCTACGGGATAAAGGTGAAGATGAACAACCCCGGCACCATCTGTAGAAACACGATCCTGGGGGATGACACCACCGATGTGGCAGCCGCCGCTTATCACCTCTGCGCGGCAATGAATGTACCCCTGTTCTTCTGGGGCGCGAATCACTACCTGGCGGACGCCAAGCTCCCCAACGCTTCCTGCTGGGTTGTGTGGGATAAGCAAGGCGGTAAGCATGTCGACCATGCTGATTGCGAACTCGCCTGGACGAACATTAAAGGGCCAGCCCGAGTGTTTCAGCACATATGGGACGGCTTCCGACGCGACAGTGAAAAAGGGGAACGTCGAGTTCACCCAACGCAGAAGCCTGTTGCCTTGCTCATAGAAATTCTCGACTTCTTCAAAGCGGGCCGCGACATCCTCGATCTATTCGGCGGCTCCGGTTCCACGCTAATCGCGTGTGAACGCAGCAAGCGGGCAGCGTACCTCATGGAGCTCGACCCGAAGTATTGCGACGTAATCGTGTCTCGATGGGAAGCGCTCACAGGAAAGAAAGCAGTGCTAAATGGCCGGACGTAGACCGAAACCTACCGCGCTGAAGATCGCCACCGGCAACCCTGGGAAGCGGCCTCTGAACAGGAACGAACCTCAGTTCGCGGGTATCCCGAAGTGCCCTTCGCATCTCGACGCTGAAGCGCGGAAGGAGTGGAAACGCATCTGCGCTGAACTCGCAGCCGTGGGACTTGTATCCGCTGTCGATCGCGCCGCCCTCTCCGCTTACTGCCAGTGTTGGTCGCGCTGGTGCATGGCAGAGAAAAGGATTCAGGAAACGGGAGCAGTCATAAAAAGTCCGAAGTCTGGCTTCCCGATACAAAATCCTTTCGTCGGCGTAGCGAACACAGCTCTCGATCAAATGCGGAAGTTTCTCATTGAGTTCGGCCTGACTCCCGCATCGCGGAGTCGGATAACTCTCGACCCCGCGACCAACACCGCCGAGGATTCTTTCGACGCCTTCATGCGGTCACCACCGAGCCTAGATAGCGACGAACCCGATGACCAGCCCGACACGACAGAAGAACAGGGCTGAGCGATACATCGACGATGTCCTTATTGGGAAGCGCGTCACCTCCAAGTTAGTTCGTCTTTGCATCGAGCGTCACCGCGACGACCTCGCAAACGCAAGCAAGCGCAACATCAAGTTCTCACCGGCCCACGGCCAACACGCAATCGACTTCATCGAGTTGTTCTGTCACCACTCAACAGGTGAATGGGCGGGAACGAAGGTCAAGCTCGAACCTTGGGAATGCGCTCTGCTGTACCTGCTCTATGGCTGGCGCTGGGCGGACACAGGCTACAAGCGGTTCCGCACCGCTTACGTTGAGCTGGCGAAGGGCAACGGTAAGAGCTTCCTCGCCTCCGCCATCGCGATCTACGAACTGATCGGCATCGCCGAACCGGGTTCGGAGGTTTATAGCGCTGCGGTGACTCGCGAGCAGGCGAAGATCGTCTTCGATGAGTCGTGCTTCATGGTCGCCAAGTCACCGGCACTCAAGAAGAGGATAAAGAAGACTCGCAACCAGCTTCACATCGTTGGCACACCGGCCAAGTTTCAGCCGCTATCTTCGGAGACCGGGGCACTCGACGGCAAGCGGCCACAGTGCATTGTCGCCGACGAGATTCATCGGTGGGGTGCAGGCGGTCGTGAGTTGTGGGATCTGCTAGTCAACAGCTTCGGCAAGAGACGCTCACCTCTGTTTCTCGTCATCACGACGGCAGGATCGGGCGCTGAGTCCCTCGCACGGCAGCAGCACGACTACAGCGAGAAAGTTCTCACCGGTGTTCATGAGGACGACTCGTGGTTCGCCTTCATCGCCTGCATGGACTCGAACGAGCCGTCCGAGTATCTGGATGAGCGCAACTGGATCAAGGCGAACCCCAACCTGGGCGTCTCGGTCAAAGTAAAGGAACTCCGCGAGGCCCTCAACAAGGCCTTGGGAGATCCCGCCGCGCTCAA